CCATGCCGTCAAACGACGCAAACACGTTCTCGAGCGAGCCACGCGAACGCCACAACGCCGCGCTGTACATCAAAGTGCCGAGCGTGACATCACCGCTAGGCGACGTGCTAAGGCTGTCGTTATAGCCTGCCTCGGCTCGACGACGACTGCAAAACTGGTTGCCAGCGCTTACGGCCTGCGTAATCAGCGTGTAATCATCAGACGGGTTAGTGATCGACACACCCAAATAGGTGACTAGGTTTGCTGCCGTAATCCACGTACACGTGGGTGTAAACGCGACTGTTCCGGTATAAATCGCCGCAAACTCGACATCGTCACCCGTGCAAGCGTAAAGCAACTGGTTAGGTATTGCGATCGTTGCGTCAAATGTCCACTCGCCCGTGGTCGTGTCAACGCCTGTGTATTTGTATTGCGGGCAACTCAACACGGTAAACGTGCCGTTAAACGGTGCGCCTAACGCGCCTACAACTACGCTGTCGCCAATTTGTATGTCGGTCGGCTCGAGCGTAGATATGCAGGCGTAGTTATCTAGTAACTGTTTTGACGCTGTTAAATATGTTGCCATAGCGGTTAAGCCGCTACTCGATTAGGCAACTGTAATTTTTGAAACCATTGTTGGGTCAGCAACAAAGGTTGAGACGTAACCGTAGTACGAGAATTCGCGGCCAAGTGATGACGGTACTTCTACTGACATCAAACCACGTACTTGCTCATAGAACTCGACTGCTCGGCCCATTGCCAAGATCATTGTGCCTGAAGCAAAGTTTTTGTCAACAACCAAGTTCAAACCAAATGGGTTGAGTGTGTTTGTTGTTGTGATGTTTTGTGTACCAAGACCGTTGACACCCATCAAACCTGCTGCTGCTGCATACGGAAAAATTGGTCGTTTGTCGGCGTCGAGCTGGCGTGACAGTTTTCGCCAAACATCTGCCGATACAAATAAATGATCAGGCAAGAAATTTGTTGCGTCAAGTTGACTTTCGGCAACTTCGTACAAACTGTCGATCAAATCGCTTGGGTCGGTTGCGTTAAATGTCCATGTGACGCCCGATGCGCCGCCTTGCGAGACCATTTGATCTGCACAGAAATTGTCTGATGCAATCAAATATTGTCCTGCGAGATCGCGCAAAATAATGTCCATTGCTGCGGGCGACGTAAAGTCGATGTCTTGTACTGAGAGCAGAACTTTGCCGCTTAGCGTAGTTTTGCTGACCGAATTTGACGCAATAACGGGAGTTGTTGCGCCGCCTGCACCGTTGAGTTCACCTGTTTGGCTTGCAACTGCTGTGTGTGTTGTCCATGTTGGGCGAATAAAAGTTTTGCTTGAACCGCCGTCAGGATATGCACGTGCGCCAACTGCTGTTACTACTGGCCTGATGAAGTTGAGGTCATCAAATACTGGGCCAAGTACTGGAATTGGCAACAAGCCCGGTGTATCGGTTGTAAGTACGTCGCCTGCTGCTGCTTCGAGTGCGCTTTGCTTTGATTTACGTGCCTCGACAAATGCTTCGTTGACTTTGCGGTAAACGTCGCCGCCGATGTGCATTGCAGCAAGGTATTCGCCTGCTGTTGGCATACGGAATTCGCGTTTTGGTTGCGCCCACAATTTTTCTGTGGTTGCTTGTGCCGCTTCAATGACTGTGTTTTCAACTTTTTCGCTCATGGTTGTTTCCTGTTCTGTGTCTTGATCTGATTGTAACTCTATTTGTGGCTCGGTTTCGTGGATAGTCTCGTCGGGTGCGCTGGCTGCGACGTCGGTGATGACCGCGCCACTAAATGCGCCCTCGCTGACTAACGACAATTCTTGCCATGTGGCCTGTGCGACGATCATCGTGCCATCGTCGTCAAAACTAAATTTTGTGGGGTTTACACCTACCGAAACGGCATCTATTACGCCGTCATTTGCAAGGGTTAGCGCCTCGTCGCCCAATCGAGTAGCGCTGATTTTGGCCGTAAACATCATGCCTTGCGGGGTGTCTACGCGTTCAACGACTTTGCCAACGATTTGGTTGCTGTCATGTTGCATATAAAGTTTTGGGTCGCGCCCCGTGACTGGCAACGACCCTTGCAAAAACCGTACTTTTGTACCGTCGCTGACGGTTGCTGTTTCGTCGTAAGTGACTGCTACGCCTGAGATTGAGCGCGACGGCAAGCCCTCTGCCGCCGCTGCGTCAACCGTGATCTGTGAAGGGGTAAGTCTGATCATGACGGTAATTCTACTCTTTCTGTGATTTCTGTTTGTGTATCTCGATCGTCGCCCATTGAATATTCACCGGTCAAATATTGCTCAACATCAAATTCGACGTATGTGCCGTTTGGTAGCACGTTGTTTTGGCTGAGTGTGCCAGCGATGCAATCGGCGTAGGCACGTACGCCAAATGTCCACAAATCCATGCGGCCTTCAGCGCTTGACTGATATGAGTATGACCCGACGCTGATGCCTGCAAGGTATGGCGGTATGTTGCATAGTCGCGCCATTTCCATTGCTTGAAACTCGGCGCTCTCAATCAGCAACATCTTGTCCGGAGAAGTTAGGGTTTCCGTATAAGTGACAAATTCGTTTAAAGCGGCTGTTTGGTTTGTTGCTCGAGCGGTGTTGAACGCTGCTGCTAGGTCTGCTAATTCTTGTGCGCTTAATGGCTCGCCACCTGTCTGACGCAAAATACCTGCTGGTATTGCCGACGATGAATTGCGAAACCGTGCGGCTTCAAGTTGTAACGCGGTCGCTATTGCTTTTTCACTCATGTAAATAATGCCTTGTATTGGCGACAAAAATTGCACAAGATCATCAGGGTTTAGCGCACCGCCTTGAAACGTAATTTGTTTTGACGGTGCGAACCAAACCGGGCCTGCTTGGTCAAGTGTGTTGATCATTGCGGCAGGTAGTCGAGTAAATGACGCTGGGTATCCGTCGGCGGTGCGTGATGTGATATACCAAAATGCGCGACCGTAAAAAAATAGATCGTCAAATGTCCACGACATAATAAAACTGTTTGGCAATGTTGGGTCGATGCGTCGTAGCCAAGTGCGTGGCGCTAACGGCACTTTTTCCATTTCGTCGCCGTTCCAAATTTCGTTGTACATTTTTAGTTGCATACAACCAAGCACCGATGCCATTAGATCGCGCGCTCGACTGACGGTTGGTACGCTCATTGCACGGTTGCGAGCGTCGCCCTCAATGTATGAGTAATACTGGCCAATCATGTTCATGCCAGCGGTGTTTGCGAGTAGTACTTACGCCTGCAGCTGCCGCTTTAGTTGGCTCAGGCGATATAGCCGCCTTGTTTACTGATCGTGAGAATATCGCCATGCTGTAAGTATGCCACCAATTTATTTGACGGGTGTTGATAGGCGACCGCTAAGCGTCAACCGAGAAAGTAAGAACCTAACGGCCGCCCATGAAAATACTAGCCACCTGCGACGACGATCATTGGTTTGCCTGTTGCGGTCGGTCGTGATGCAAGCGCCGCTGACCAAACCAAACATCGTGCCAACTCAATCGGGCCGGGTGATCGTTGGCTCGATAGCGCGATGCTGTTTTGTGACCTGACTGCGACGGCGCGTTGCACGTGTTCGGCAAGCATATTTTCGCCCGTATGCCAAAGTAGTTTTTCGTTGATCATTGACTTTATGCACGGCGTAAATTTAAGTATTTCGCCGTAGCCGACAACTGCCCTGCGACGCTCAAGTGCTAACGGCCAATGAATATCTATTGACGGGCTAATAGCAAATTTGATTGCCGTGTTTTTTGCTAGGCGCTCAACGTGTCGCAACATTTCGTCGTAGGTGTCGCAAACAAATTCGACGGTGACGACGGTGCGCCGATCGTCAAGCACGACGGCTCGAGTGGCAAAATATCGGTCGTCGGTCAGGCTGGTTTCTATAGCGACTGTGCCGCCGTCGGGCATCGGGTCGGTGTACTCAAGTTCAGGCCACAAACCCGGTGCAATCCACGATTTGTCTGACGCGACCCAAAGGTTGCATGACGCGCGCAAAAACGACGCACGATCAGGGTTTTCACTTTCAGCCTCAATC